TTCTCGTTTCAGTAGGCACACGATATAAGTTTTATATAAACGAAGGGGGCTTTTACTACGACATCACGCCTGTTCGTGCTACCACTTCCGCAGGAGACGTGACATTTGCCGCGGTTAACGGTTCTTATACTATTACTGCAACGGATAATTTACACGGCGCTGCGACTGGCGATTTTGTCACTTTTAGTGGTGCCGCTACTCTTGGCGGTCAAATTACAGCTACCGTTCTTAATCAAGAGTATCAAATAAACGTAGTAAACGAAAACACCTACACTTTTACCGCCAGGACGGCCGGTACAAGTATCACAAGCATTACCGAAAATGGCGTTCTTAATCCTACGCCAGTCACGGCCGACGGATCAGACACCGGTAATGGAGGTGCTTCCGTGGTTGGTGTCTATCAAATAAACTCGGGCCTTGGAGTTGCTGTAACGGGCACTGGTTGGGGTTCAAGCACATGGGGCCGCGGTACGTGGGGTTCTGCTGCAACCAGCACTGTAACTAACTCTTTACGTCTGTGGGGCGTAGATAACTTCGGTGAGGATCTGTTGTTTAACGTTCGTGACGGGGGCATTTATTACTGGGACACCAGTGCCGACGACTTGACTACGGACCGCGCTACAGCGCTTTATCAACTACCTGGTGCAGACGCTACAACCCCGACTATAGCCAAGCAGGTTTTGGTTAGCGACAGGGACAGGCACGTTATTGCTTTTGGATGTGATTCCGAAAACAACATTGGCGTCCAGGACCCTTTATTGATTCGATTCTCGGACCAAGAATCCTTAACTACCTGGACTACCTCCGTAACAAACACGGCGGGAGACCTGCGTGTAGGTTCGGGATCTGAGATTATTACGGCAGTCGAGACACGTAATCAAGTTCTAGTGTTTACCGACATATCGTTGCATGGTATGCAATACCTAGGTCCTCCTTTTACTTTTGGTATTGCTCAGATCGCAGAAAACATTACTATTGCCGGTCCTAATGCTGTTACAGCGGTGGACGATAAGGTATTTTGGATGGGCATAGGCGATTTTTACGCCTATACGGGACAAACGCAAAAGGTTCCTTGCGCGGTTCGTTCTTACATTTTTGATAACTTTAATACGGGACAAGCCTCTCTTGTTACGTGTGCGCTAAACTCGACCTTTTCAGAAGTCTGGTGGTTTTACCCCTCCCTTAGCTCTAATGAAAACGACAGCTACGTTATTTATAACTATTTGGACAACACCTGGGCCGTGGGCAGCATGGTCCGTACTGCGTGGAATGATCGAGGGCTTCAAACGTACCCAATTGCGGCTTCTACTGACGGTTACTTGTACCTGCATGAAAATGGTCAGAATGACGGCAGCACCAACCCGGTTAGTCCAATTACAAGTTTTATCGAAAGCAGTCAACTCAGCATCGGAGAAGGCAATAACTTTGTTTTCTTGAGTCGATTGATTCCAGATTTAACGTTTGAAGACTCCATATCGGACGCTCCGAGCGTAGATTTTACATTGCAAGCAAGAAACTTTCCTGGTGGTGCTTATTTACAGACCAAAGATTCTGAAGTAACGCAATCGGCCACCACTCCTGTAGAGCTATTTACCGAACAAGCGTTCGTTCGATTACGGGGGCGTTCTTTTGCCGTAAAGGTAGAGTCGGATACGACTGATACGCAGTGGCGTCTGGGTACTCCTAGGGTAGATATTCGGCCAGACGGGAGAAGGTAGTGTCCTCAAGACAACTTACTCGTGTTTACTTTCCAAACCCGCCTGCCGATTATCAGCAGGACACTATTGCAACTATTCAGGAAGCGTATGAGACTTTGATTCGTCAGATTCAGAACCCAGGCGATATCAGAGCAACAGACATAACGCTGACAAACCTGCAAAGCGGGTCAGATCAAGGCTTAGAGCCGGGGGCCGTGTACGAAAAAGAAGGTTTTTTAAAAATAGCTCTAGCAAACGAGCCGAACGCTTTAGGCGTATCAGGCTCTGGTGTGTTAGGTTCTGTCTCAGTGGTAATTACATAACCTCTGAGATAACATGTTATATGACTTTCCTACGTTAAAGGAAGGAGAAGATTACCAATGGAAGAGTTGTTAAGAAAATTTCTTGCAAAAACCTTGAATACAGCCGTTCAGGCGGGTGTCGCGTCTTTGGTTACGGACGTTGATTTTGAGGACGCCTTTAAAGCTCAGGCGGCTCTTAATGTGGCCGGAAGTGTCTTGGGCGGTACTTCTCCTTTTGACTTATTTAAGCCCAAGCAACCTGCGGCACAGCCCACGGGTCAGCAAGTTACCTCGGCCCCCCTAGATCCCGCAGCACAAGGCCTGCAAGATCGTCTAATGAAAGCCGTTCAGACTCAAGGGGAACGACGAGGCCTTCTTCCCGCAGGCTCTGCAAAAGAGTCCTCGGTGGGCTTTTCCAGTCCCTTTTCGCAACAAAACGCAGCACAGTTGGGAAAATCTGCATTAACCCCTATACAACCGGCGGATACCCGCGGCATCTTGGAATCGCTGGGCGATGTGGTTAGCGGAGACGGTGGTCGGGGAAACGCTCTTAAACAGTTGTTTATGCCGGACCCGGAGGGCAAGCCCGATCCTTTCCGGAAATACGCCCCGGGACTCCTTGGTTTAATTGCGGCAGGCTATGCAGGTGGTGCCTTTGACCCGGTTGAGCAGCAGCAAGTGCAGCAGTATGGTGGCCTTACTGGAGGCAAGTTGCTTCGTCAAAATCCAGGTGGTTACCGCATAGGCATCCCATCTATAGCCCGAGGATACGCTGGGGGAGGCGATATAGACCCTTCTACTTTTCCACGTCGCACAGGTGGCATTTCTGGTCCAGGTACAGGTACTTCGGACGATATTCCTGCCATGCTTTCAGACGGTGAGTTTGTGATGACTGCAAAAGCGGTTGAGGGTATGGGTAACGGTAGTCGAGAACAAGGCATACGTAACATGTATCAAATGATGAACGGCTTAGAATCGAGGATGGCGTAACCATGGTCACTACTACCGAATCCATAGTAAGAGAAGACCCGTATACCGAGGCTTATAAAAGAGGCCTGTTCGAATCTGTTTTTGATTTAGTTAATCAACAAATGGGTTTTGAGCGCAAAGACACCGGGAGAGTGGACGAAGCGGGCAATCCCATATATGAATCTAAGCAAATAACTGATCCGGTAACCGGGCAACCGGTAGGTCCCGCCTACGCGCCACCATATCAAGTGGCGGGCTTTACGCCGGAGCAAAGACAAGCTCGATCTTTGTTGCAAGAAAACCTTGGTGGGTTTATGCCCTATATCCAAGGCGGCCTGGGCAGCATTCAACGTGGCGGGGGCTTGTACGAACAAGCCGCAGCGCTTGCCGGAGAAACTAGGGAAGACCCGTATTTGTTCCAAGAAGCCGGTTCCAGGTCTATCGAAGGCGGTATGGACGCCTTTGCTCCAGGGACACTTGATGACCCCAGTTCCGGTATTAGCGCTTTTTTTAACCCTTACGAAGATCAAGTTGTCGGTCAGGTACAGGAAGATTTTGACAGGGCGAGGCGCATGGAAGAGGCGATTCAAGCTCGACAGGCCGTTGGATCTGGAGCTTTTGGAGGTTCACGGGCCGCGGTTACGGAACAAGAGGCCTTGCGTAATATAGACCGCGAAGAATTAAACGCTTTGGCTAAAATGCGTCAGACCGGTTACGCGGGGGCGCTAGAAGCAGCGGGAAATGCTTTTGAAAACCAACAACGCCGAGCACTAACCGGTGGCAGTTACTTGGGCAATTTAGGCAGCACCTTTGGTCAATTGGGACAGCGAGACGTAGAGCTTTTGGGTAATTTAGGCACTAACTTTTCAAACATAGGGACTACGGAAGCGGATCTAGGATCGACTGCCACCAATCTTATGCGCGGCGATGTTTCGGCGCTATCTGGTTTTGGTGGTCAAGGGCAAATTCAAGAGCAAAACATCTTAGATGCCATACGAAACACTAACCTTGAGAGGCAGCAGTTCCCGTTCCAACAACTTGGTTACCTCAGCGACGTACTAAACCGCGTGCCTGCTAATCAAAGCACAATGTCAACGAGTACGCCCCCTCAACAGAGCGGTCTTGGACAAGCAATTGGATACGGTATTGCCGGATTAGGCGCTCTTGCGGGCGTAGGATAGGACTATTATGAATTTATATAAACGACCTCTTTTTATGCAGCAAGGCGGCATGGCCCGCGTACCAATGCCCACGCCTCCCGCGGCAATGCGTCCCGCCGCAGCGCCTCAAGGTGCTATGCCCCCGATGCGTCCTGCGAGGGCTCCAATGGGTCCAATGGGTCTTCCTAGAGCACCGGCTGCGGCTCCTGCTGCACGGCCCACGGATCAGGCTGCGGGTATCGCTTCTATGGTTTCAGACAAAGCCAAAGCGGATCTTGCTCAGGCACAAGGCCCTGAGCAAATAATTAACGCTTTCCGTGGCAATCAAAAGCCTCTCGAAGCGCGGTACGAAGAGCTTGCTCAGTACGTCGGTCCACAAGATGCCACGGCCACGCCTATCAGCGTGTTAACAATGGTGCAGCCTTCTTTGATGATGACGGCAAAGGGTGCCTCAGAAAGTGGCATAGGCGAACTCATGGCGGGCATAGCAGGCAGGGTTCCTATGGAAAGCGCTCCTGGAGCTCCTAACCGAATGGGTCAGGGCCTGGGCAACATCATGATGTCACGCCAGGCACCTCAACCGGCGGGAATGGCGCAAGGCGGTGTCGTGGGAAAGTTCGCTGAGGGCGGCAGCTCTCTTAAGGACTACTACGACGAAGACCTAGCCACGTTCCAAGAAATCATGGCTCCCACTCAAGCGGACCGTGACGCCTCTAAGCGTCAGTTGTTCTTTGACATCGCGCAGCGCGGCCTAGCTATGGCTGGCGGTGCAGGTGGCTCGGGCAACGTCGCCTCGCAGTTAGCTAACGTATTCCAAACGCTCCCTGGCACCTACGCGGCACAACAAGCTGAACTACGTAAAGGTGAGCAAGGTGCACGCAACGCGGCCCTACAGTCTGCTGCGGGCAGGGTAGGCGCGGATCGTGAGCAAGAGGCTAAGATAGCGGCAAAGCGCGCTGAAATGGAAGAGGAGTATCGTCTCAAAGGTCTAGAGATGAATCAAAAATTCATCTACGACATGACCGTAGAGGAAGCAAAAGCTAGAAACAATGGTTTACAATTTGAGGGCGTTATCGCCGTTGATTTTAAGGGTAACCCTATAAGCGATGGCGGAATCTTTAACATGAGAGATCCTAAAGATGTTCTACGCATGCGAGCGTTTCAAGGAGGTCGTCAAGATATAACGTTTGCTAAGCTACCTGACTTGAGTGACCTAGTTCCAGACGTCACTGTGCCTGAACTAACCCCTTCGCAGCTTGAGGGTGTGTTTACGGATCGAGGTTTGCTAGAGAAACTTTCTTCTGGAAATGCAACGCCACAAGAACTCACTCGTTTGAACGCAGCGATCGCTGTTAAGACTAGTCCTAAAACAGTGGGAACAGGGGATTACGGTCCTGGCGGTATAGAAATTATGCGCCAAGTTGCCGGTGAACGTCTGCCGGAAGAGTGGAACAACGCGATACAAACAGCAATAGCAGCGGGCGTTAACGTACAGTTGCCTGATTACTTAGGTCAGCCTCAGCCGGGTGCGGGAGAGCAGGGAGTTAATCCTTTGTTTGCCGATTACGATGCGCAAGTAGGAACAGGACAGCCTTTGTCTTTGACTGAAATACAAAATGCAGCGTTACCGGACCTTAGCGATCAGCCCAGCGGTATAGAAAGCGCCGTGATGGAGTACCCCATTGAGAAAGTGTTCGGCACGTGGGCGTCGCTTGATCGGACTTGGAACACTTATGGTCCGGCTGTTTTGGGCCTTCTTGGACCACAAGCCGCCGCGGCAGCAGCCCCGGAGCAAACCGAAGCAAACGCTGAGCAAGGTTTGGAAGCTTTCCATACGTTGGTTGTCGAATCCATGCTGGCGGCAAGACCGGGCCGTGCTTCTAACGAGTCTCGTGAAGTCTTAAGAAACTTATTGCCTAACATAAACCAAGCCCGATCCAACAGAGCAGACGCTTTAGGCAAGTACCAAGCTTTAGAAGGTGAGATGACGACAGACCTAAGAAGAGTTGAAGGTTTTCTTCAGCAGCCTCTTAGCCAAGCTGATCGACAAAAATATGACTTCATTCGAAGAGAGTTGACTGACCGTTTAGGCGAGCTAAGCACAATCGTAACTCAGCTCAGAGGTTCTACTCCGGGAAGCGAAGGAACACCGTCTTCTTCTTTTGATGATATTTTCCGGGAAACAACTCGAGTTCCTTACGCACCAAGTAGGTAAAGCTCATGGCTGAAAACACATTACCTCTTTTTATTGAAGAGCAACCTGCCACGGTAAATGACGACGTCGCAGTTCAGCAGCAGATGAACGCACTCGCAATACCCGAAACAGATTCCACGCCTGTAATGCGTTCGGTGGTCCAAGACTACAACAAAGTAGACATGGACATCGACAGGATCCGCGGATTCGGTCTTGAAACGCCAGAGATAGCTCGGTATCTCGTCGAGAACTTGTACAAGTATCAGGACGAAAAAGGCGAGTACCAAAGTCTTCCTGCCGGTTATTACGACAGACTCCGGGAATCAGGCATCCCTGACACGGACATTTTGTCTACCTTTGCTAACGTACGCGACGTTTCTCCAATGCAGCAGTATATGGAGCGGGCCGCGGTGAACTACACGCCTGCTGGCGGAATGATAACGGGTGCAACGTTGGGCTCTCCTCTTGGTTTACCCGGCGTTATTGGCGGTGGTTTGACAGGTCTGTTTTTTGGCGACGCTTACCGCAGGATGATGGCTCCCGAGCTAGATTTGCCTTACGCAGATAAGTCGGGCTTGGCCGTGGCAGGAGAAATCACAGGCGGTAGTGTACCCGGTTTATCTCTGCCTTGGTTGGCGGCGGATTCAACCATTAGCCTTGGTTCTAACTTTATTGGAAACAACCTACGCAACATGCCTTTCTCAAAACCCATAAGTGAAGGGCTAGCTCGTGGCGAAAGAATGGTTACCGAAGGCTTCGAAGCCGCCCGAAACAATCCTTTAGGTTATTTAATTACTGAAGGACGAGACATTGCTACCGCGGGTGCAGTAGGCGCTGCAACAGAGGAAATGGCTCGGGGTGATCGAGGTGCTGTAAATGCAACGGCTGATCTTATAGCAGAAACAGGTGCTGTACTTGCAGACCCCGTAGGGCGAACTGGACGACTCATTTCAAACAAAGTCCCTGTTATCAGAAACATGCTTGAAGGTTTGTCTCCAGATCGCAGGGCGCTTGCTGCGGGTCAACGACTTCGTAAGATTTTGGAGGAAGCGGGAGAAAATCCTGATGAAATCATCCCTCGGCTGTTGGCTGGGACGGAAGGTTATGAAGGCAATGATTACACCGCACTCTTAGATGAAGCTGGGATAGATTTTGAAAACAGAACGGCGGCGCTTCAAACCGGCGTCCCTGTCCTGTACTTATTAGAAAGCTTAGGCCTTGAGTCTGCTCGAAAAAGAGCCGGTCAAACGCTTGAGTCTGCTCCGGACCCTGAAATACGAGACAGACAGCAGCGTGCTATGCGCAATTTTAACCAGTTCCTTGCAGACCTTGTTGAAATGGATACGCCAGAGTCGTTAGGTTTGTTTGCTGATCTACGCGATCAGAACTACCGGGCTCTGATGAATAATCGCGTAACAGAGGCTTTCGACCGCTATCAAAATGCCGTAAACAAAGCGCTTGAGGGCGGTGAAACGTTAGACACGCAGCGTGTTCTGTTTAACACGTTCTTTGGTGAGGACGGTAACGGGGGTGTCTTTGGCGATATTCAACGTCAAGGTAACGTGCTTAAAAACCTGATACCTCGAGACATAGAAGTTCCAGTCGGTGCATTACAAATTCCTGATACCGAAGGGGCCGTTTCGGGGGAAGGTTTGGTTGACGTGTTCAATCGTATCGGCGAACAGATGAGTATCCGCGGCCAACGGCCCAGACTTAGCTATGGTCGCGACTTAGTTAGTTTAGATCGAGTCTTAAAAGAATTCGATGCGTACGTTAATCCTGAGAAATACGCTGAGACGGCGGACTTACCTACCTTAACCGGGGAGCAGCTAGAGCTTCCAGGTACGACGGTAGTCATGCCGGAAGCAGAAGATTTTGATGATACGGTTAATACCGGAGAGCTTTTAAATTTCTTGGATGCGATAGATCAGTCCAAGAGACAAGCTTTGCGCTCAGGTAATCAGCCTTTGCTAGAGCTTTTATCCGACATCGAAAACGGAGCTAAGAATACTCTGGCTCAAGTTAGCGAGCACCGAAACGTGACCACACGTGGCGGTCAGTTCGCTCGTTACTTCGACAACTACTTAGCGTTCCGAGATGAAGCTAATAACGTGTTCTCGAATGCCTTCCTTGGCGAAATGCGCACAAGGGTGCCTCCAGAACTGTCGGGCTCTGTTTTGTTTAAAGGCATGGGAAATCCCACTATGCTGCGTCTGCAACAATTGGACGATGCGGCTAATTTCCTCTTGGAATATAACCAAAGGAATTTAGGCACACTGCAAGCATCTAATGAACTAGCCGAAGCCTCAAACATAATAGATGCGGCTCAGGCCGTAGAAATGAATGAAGCGTTTAACCCTGCCGATTTCCGCAATGCTCAGGAGCGTGTTTTACGTGGAATTCTTAACGAACCACGGTACTTTCGTCGCGTTCCGAAGCGAGATGCAAACGGCGAGCTTATGATGATTCCGGATCCTAACGATCCGACTAAACAAATACCTAGCGAAACAATCGAGCAGACAGAGGCGTTTAATACGTTCTTGCAAGATCCTACTACTCAAAAAATCCTGGAAAATTACTTCCCGGCATTGAAGACGGATTTAGAGGACGTAGCAAAAACTCGAACGTTGTTTGAAACTTTGCAAAACGAAGAAAGCTTGCTTAATGAAAGCATAAAAAACGCCGATGCCTTTACGGCGTTATTTCAAGGTGTTTACGACAACCCTATCAAAGTGGTTCAAGACATAATAGCAAGCCCCAATACACGGGCCCTGACTCGTGAAAACCCTGTTCGAGACTTAACTAAAATAGCTCGAACCGTAGCTGCTTCCGACGACCCGGATGTGGTACAAGGACTTCTTGACACCATAATTAACCATGGCTACGTGTATGCGGGAGGCTCCGCGGCCATTGACCCACGGACCGGGGTTCAGCCTTTTAACGTAGAAAAGTTCAAGCAATACTTGTTTGACCCTATCGTCCCAGGTCGCCGCACCTCCGTGGCGGACATTTTGTCCCAGACGGGTATCTTAGAAGAGGGCGATGCGCATCTCGCTAAGATTACTCAAATTTTGACTGAGATGGACAAGCTTCAAAAATCACTGAGTCCTGCGCGCTCAGAAGAGCTTGGCACTATTTTACCGGCAGAACTTCAAAATCAAATTACTCAGCGCATTACAGAAGCCGGTGTCGGGGCGGTTGGTGCGGGTATCGCGGCTAACTTCTATGGCCTTCTTGCTCGAGCAGGAATCGTGGGCGGAGCAGGATCACTAATTACCTCAGCGTTGGGTGCTAACCTAGCCCGGGAAATAATCACACGTAATCCAAGTATCTTGGCCAATCAACTCATGACTGAGATGATTAAGAAACCTAAGATCATGGCGGAAATACTCGAGCTGGCTCGTGACTACAAGCCTGGGCAGAAACTGCCTACAGACAAGCTGCGTCGTATGTACACGTTCCTACTAGGCGGCGGTCTTGTTCCGGCAGCCATGAGCTTCCAAGAGTTTGGCGGTAACTACTACGGTCGTACCATGCCGGAAGAAAGACAAGCTCAGCGCGAAGAAGCAGGGGTCGCGCCTATGGTACAGCAAAGGACGAACCCACGTCGGGTACAACCAACTCCTGTACCTCCGCCGGAGCCTACGACACCAGCACCAGCACCTAGCCCTACACCACCTCCAGTGGCACAAGCCCCACGGCCCGCGGCTCCCGCTCCCGCCCCAGCAAACCCGAACCAGAGAGCACGCTACGCGGCCCTGTATCCTTTCGATACGGCAAGCGACATCATTCGCACGCAAGGCATCGGTTCTCTGAGGGGCTAACGCAGCCAGTCCTTTACGTCCTCACCAAGCACTGTCGAAGCAAGGTTTATTTTGTTTCGCAGAGCCGTGAGGATGGTCTCGTCTATTGTCCCCGGAGAAATAAGATCAACGTAAGTCACGGATTTGGTCTGACCAATTCGATGTGCACGGTCCTCCGATTGCAACCGTATCTCTAAATCGTAGCTATTTGAGTAGTAAATCATCGTATGCGCAGCGGTCAGAGTAATGCCGTAACCACCTGTACGAGGCTGTCCTACAAAGAATCTTAGCGATGATTCTGGGTCTTGGAAACGGTCTACGATGGCCTGGCGGTCATCTTGAGCGGTATCCCCGTAGTAAGACGCAACCGAGTCCTCTCCGTAAATCTTAGTCAGTTCGCTTTCTATCTTCAGAATGTCGTGCGTCCAGGTGGCCCAGATAATAATCTTCCCTGACGATTCCTCGACCACGTTTAACAGCTCACTGAGCCGGTTGTTGGGCAGGTCTTGTATCTCGCCCTCGTCAGGTTGCAGGAAGCCACAAGTTATCTGCTGTAGCCGCATAATTTGAGTCAGCACGCTTGCGGTGGTGGCCAGGTCCCCGGACTCTAACTGCGCTAGGGCCAGCTCTTTCATTTCGCTATATACTTTCTTTTGTTGCGGAGTCAAAGAAACATCACGCTTGGTGTAGACCTTATCCGGCAGATCTAAGCATTCGCTTTTCAACACTCGGACAGAAAAACCGTCAATCTTTTGACTCAATTCGTCCAGTTTCCGGTAGCCCACGATGTGCTGGAAGCTACGGTGCCCCATGTTTCTTCTCTGGATTACAGCGTAGCGCCCCTGAAATGCATAGAAACTCTTAAATCCTAAAGCTTTTGAGTCCAAAAAGGCGCACTGAGCATAAAGGTCCATAGGCGATTTAGTGATGGGACTACCGGTAAGAATGCGACGGTATTTTGACACCCCGGTAAGCTCCAGGACTGTTTTGGTACGCTGAGCCTTGCGGTTCTTTATAGTCGTAGACTCGTCAATCAGTGTCATATTGTCCGGATTACGTTCTAGGAAGCGCTTGGCACTGGCCGCGCCTTTCTCTGTACTAAGCGCCTCGATGTTCATTACCAAGATATGGAGCGCCTTAGAATCACCTCTGATTGCCACTTCTTTTATTTCTTCTGTATACTTCTTAGTCCAGTTTGGCTGCCATCTAACGATCTTGTACTTTATATTGTCGGGCAAATGTGTAGGGAACTCTCCCTTGACCCAGTTGTCAAAGACTCCTTTAGGGGCTAGAACTAGCGCAGTATCTATCTCTCCTTTAAGATATAACGCGCCGATCGTATCGATAGCAATTTTACTTTTGCCGGTTCCCATTTCTGCAAATAAGGCATAAAAAGTTTTCTTCCAAGAATTAGACCAGATCTCTTCTTGATGGTCGTAAGGCTTAGTCTTAAATTTATAATTATTCATAGTATCCCCTTGCATATCTAATATTATACGAATATAGTGTGTCCCTCAAGTGCTAAACAATGCACTTTAACCACGAGGAAAAGACCTATGCAAAACTTGTTCGAAGAGATGGAGACAGATCAAGCTGATGTTTCCGCGTTAGACTCTATAAATACCGAAGGCTTGCAAACTGTTGCGGAAATGGCTCGTGCCGTAGCTGCACAGGAAAGCTTAGTTGTACAGTTGGATGACCGGTTGAAAGAAGAAAAGAGAAAGCTTCTTAAACTGACCGACGAGGACCTGCCTGCCCTGCTCCACGAAATCGGATTAACTAAATTCGAGCTTGAAGATGGAAGCAAGGTCGAACTCAAACCTACTTATGGTGCGCACATCAAGGTCGATAATCGACCTCAGGCTTTTTCCTGGCTGCGCGATAATGGTTTTGACGACATCATTAAGAACACGGTTTCGTGCGTATTTGGCCGCGGCGAAGACTCACAAGCTGAGCAGTTCTTGAAGGTGGCTGCTGATCAAGGCGTTCACGCTGATCAAAAACAGGAGGTTCACCCTTCTACACTCAAAGCGTTTGTAAAAGAACGCGTAGAAACCGGGGACGAGTTTCCTATGGACTTATTCGGGGCCTACGTTGGCCAACGTGCAAATATTAAAAAGGGTAAATAATCATGACTAAAGAAATAGCAGGAAAGAAATCAGCAGAAATTATCCCGTTTGATTCAACTATGTTCGAACAGGACCAAGGCCAAGGCCTTGAGAACTTAGGGCAAGAAGATCTTGCTTTGCCTTTTCTCAAAGTATTGAGCCGCCAGGACCCTACTCTAGATGATTTAGACGACGCCAAAGCTGGAGACATATATAACACCGTCACTGGTGACATCTTTAAAGGTAAAGAGGGGTGTCGGGTGGTTCCCTGCGTGTATCAGCGACGATACATCGAGTGGGCACCGCGTGGCACAGGCTCTGGCGCACCCATAAATATTTTTACTCCTGACGAGCAACGTCCTAAGACTGAGCGCAGTGCTGACGATAACCGTGAGTACGTAGTCGGTGGTAACGGTTCGTACCTCGAGGAGACCCACCAGCACTTCGTTATGATTATTAACCAAGACGGTACACAGCAAACCGCGCTGATTACCATGAAGTCTACTCAGATGAAGAAGTCTCGTAAATGGAACTCCATGATCCAGTCTCGTGTGATGAACGGTACGAATGGCGCGTTTACTCCGCCACGTTTCTCGCACATCTATCATCTCAAGACTGTCTCGGAAGAAAACAGCAAGGGCTCTTGGCATGGATGGGAGATCTCGTTGGAAGGTCCTATTGAGGACGCTAACTTGTATAAAAGTGCAAAAACCTTTGCTCAGTCAATCATGAAAGGCGAAGTCAAAGTCAAGCATGAGTCTGAAGAAACAAACAGTAGTGATATTCCGTGGTAACTAGGGGGCGCTATGCGCCCCCTTCCCCGAGATAATAAAATATGGAACACGCAAAAAGATTTGCGGGGATATTTGACGGCCTAAAACTAGCTTACGGTACTTATCGTATTGACCGGGCGGCTTCAAACGGGAAGCAACAAGGGAAAGCTGGTGTAGTTAAAAACCCTAGGACGCAGGAGACGTGGGAAGGACACCTCTCTGGCAAGGGTGATGCTATAGGTATCATTCCGATCAACGAAGACAACAATTGCAAATGGGGCTGTATCGACGTTGATCAATACCCGCTAGACCATAAAGAATTGATTGATAGAATCCGCAAGATGAAACTGCCGATGGTTGTCTGTCGCAGCAAGTCGGGCGGCGCGCATTGTTTCTTGTTTACTTCTGACTGGATCTCTGCGAAACAGATGCAGGAAACGTTGAAGCATGCTGCTGCGGCCCTAGGTTACGGCGGATGCGAGACTTTTCCGAAACAAATCAAGCTGTGTTTAGAACGTGGTGATGTCGGCAACTTTTTAAATATGCCTTATTACGATTCTGAAGACGGCTTGCGTTATGCTGTAAAGGACGACGGTCAATCGGCAACGTTAGAAGAATTTTTTGAGCTGTATGAACAGTACGTTCAAACGCCAGAGCAAGTCTCTGCGCTGACTATTGAAGACCAAACCGACTCTAATATTATTGTAAAGGACGGCCCTCCGTGTCTTCAGACACTATGTTCTCAAACCATAAGTGAGGGAGGTCGTAACAACGGCTTGTTTAACATTGGCGTCTATTTACGGAAAGCATATCCAGACAGTTGGGAGTCAGAGATTTTAGTTTATAACGCTAAATACCTGAACCCTCCGTTGCCTCTTAACGAGGTCAACCTTGTAGCGAAACAGCTTCAAAAAAAGGAGTACGCTTACAAGTGCAAAGACGCCCCGATCTGTGATTATTGTAATGCCGACGTGTGTAGAACACGGAAGTTCGGTATTGACGCAGCAGTGTCGGGTGCGACTATCGCAAACCTACGCAAATACAACTCGACTCCGCCTGTTTGGTTCATGGATGTAAACGGTCAGCCTTTAGAGCTAGACACCGATGCCTTAATGAATCAGATGGCTTTCCAGCGGGCGTGCGTAGAGCAGTTAAACTTTATGCCAAAATCGTCACCTAAGCCTTCGTGGGAAGGAAAAATCAATCATCTATTAACCGAGATGTCCGATACCGATGGCTCCATTGTCGAAGTATCTCAGGACGCTAGTATCTCCGGTCAGTTTTACGATTTGTTGGAAGAGTTCTGTAACGACATGCAGAAAGCGGAAAACAAAGAAGAAATACTGTTAAGACGTCCGTACACGGATGAAGATGAGAACCGCACATACTTTAGGCTTAAGGACTTTACTGCGTACTTACATAAGAATCGTTTCTTTGATTTTAAGTCTCACAAGATTGCTCAGCGACTACGCGATATAGATGGTAGTGCAACGTCGATTAAAATCAACGGCAAAGCCACGCGCGTATGGACTATTCCGGCATTTCAAAGTTACTCGACGTCCGTTAAGACGCCGAACCTCGAGACTAAACAAAGTGAGGCACCTTTTTAGTGTTTAGGATATTTGGTCCTCCAGGAACAGGTAAGACTACCAAGCTCTTAAACATGGTAGATCAGGCGCTATCAAATGGGGTAAACCCTCAGGAGATAGCGTTTCTTGCTTTTACTCGTAAAGCCGCTGCTGAAGCTAAAGAGCGCGCTGCTGAGCGTTTTAACCTTAACCAAGACACAGATTTGTTTTACTTCCGGACGCTTCACAGCCTGACGTACAAACTGCTTAACTTAAAAGAGAAGGACCTAATGCAAGCCGCTCATTTTAAAGAGCTTAGCGAACGTATAGGGTTTCAACTCAACAAAATCAAACAGGTAGAAGTAGAAGACGGAAAGTCAGGGATAACGGAACATCCTATCTTGTCGATTATAAACTTAGCACGTCTCAAAAAAACCGATCTTAGAGCTGAATATAACTTAAGCAACATACACAGCACGTGGGAAGAAGTGCTGTACGTATCCGAGTGCTACGCCACGTACAAGTCGGCCAACCGATTAGTAGATTACACAGACATGCTTCGCTTGTTTGTAGAAAACTCAGATCGGGTGTGCCCTACGTTCAAACTTGCGTTCTTAGACGAATCACAAGACCTTTCACCGTTACAATGGGACATAGCTCATGCCATCGATAAAAAATCCGAAAGAATGTACTGTGCAGGTGACGACGATCAAGCCATCTACCGCTGGGCTGGGGCAGACGTCGATCACTTCATTAACCTCCCAGGAGGAAGCGAAGTTCTCAGTCAAAGCTACCGGGTCCCTCGGTCAGTCCACAGTCTTGCTGAGCGGATCGTCAGCCGTATCCATCACCGTTTCCCCAAGCAGTACAATCCCAAAGAAGAACAAGGGTCTGTCCAAAGAATCTACGACATCCGAGGAGTAGACATGTCCGAAGGGTCGTGGCTTGTGATGGCTCAAGCCAACTATATGCTCACGGAGTTAGCCTATGAGCTTAAGTCTATGGGTTATTTGTTTGAGCGTAATGGCTCACGGAGCATATCTAATAGCTTATCTACTGCGGTAAACAGTTGGGAACGCGTCCGTAACGGCGGTTTAATCCACGTGGAGTCTGCTCAGATAATTTATAAATACATGTCTAGCAACGGTGCCCGAATAAAACGCGGTAAGAAAAGAATAGTGGGTAAGGACGATGCCTTGCTTTCTTTTGAAATGCTTGTGGAAAATCATGGTTTGTTAGTTTCTAAAGATATGCCGTGGTTTGAAGCTCTCGATAAGATACCGGACAACGACCGGATATATATCACAGCTCTTTTGCGTAGAGGTGAGAAGTTTAACGCAGTGCCTCGTATTAAACTGTCCACGATTCACGGAACTAAAGGGGGCGAAGCACAGAACGTTGTTATCTTTACGGACCTAACAAATGCCGCACAAAACAATCCGGGAGATGATTTGCATCGCGTATTTTACGTAGGCGTGACTCGCGCCATGGAAAACCTCTTCATTGTTGAACCCCAAGATTTCTCTCGAGCTTATAATTTATGAAAAAACAAGATATAGACCCATTGTATTACAGCACCTGCCAAAAGTGCGGTAATGGTAAAGCGACTGCCGTCGTAAACGTGAAAGAAAACAAAAGACTTGGATGGTACTGCGCTGAGTGTCAAAACTTTTCTGAAGCTATTTTTAGAGAAACCACCTGGAGAAATGATAGTGGCAAATAACAAACTACAGATGGCTATGTTTCCTCCAAAATCAGACTGGCTTCCACCGGAGCATCCGTTCCCTGACGCGGTCCTGGAAGCAAAAGAAATAGCCATAGATGTCGAAACACGCGACTCGGACCTTAAGACCTTTGGTCCGGGTTGGCCTACCAAAAACGGTGAAGTCGTGGGCTACGCTATAGCGGTCCCAGGGTGGAAAGGCTACTTCCCGGTTAATCATCTTGGCGGCGGCAATATGGACGCACGGCAAATAAACAAATGGCTTAAGAAAGTGTTTGAAGCGCCAGGCGATAAGATTATGCACAACGCTCAATACGACCTCGGGTGGATACGTGCTATGGGTTTTGAGGTTAAAGGCCGAGTCATCGATACCATGTTGACCGCTGCGCTGCTGGACGAAAACCGATTCAGCTATAGTCTTAACGCACTTTGCTACGATTACTTGGGAAAAACAAAGTCGGAGCAAACACTTACTGCGGCGGCCGTTGAGTTCGGCGTCGATCCTAAGGGGGAGATGTGGCGGTTGCCCGCTATGTATGTGGGTCCTTACGCGGAAGTAGATGCTGAGATCACGCTCGAGCTCTGGGGACACTTTCAGAACCTGTTGAATAAAGAAGAACTTTGGGACATTTGGAATCTTGAGACAGACCTGCTTCCGTGTCTGGTTGAGATGACGGAGAAAGGCATACGCTTTGACGTAGACCAAGCGGAACGCACAAAGCAGCACCTTCTAAAAGAGGAAAAGCAAGTCCGCAAGCATATCAAACATATTGCAGGATGTGACGTGGAAATCTGGGCGGGAGCATCAATAGCTAAAGCGTTTGACAAAGTTGGGATTACATACCCTCGAACGGAAAAAGGCGCTCCAAGCTTTACTAAGACTTTCCTCAGTGAGCATCCTCACGAACTTGCACAGTCTATAGTTAGGGCGCGTAACTTAAATAAAACCCAGGGCAGCTTCATCGACGGGTTAATTAAGCACGTAGCGCGCGACGGTAGGATACACAGTCATATCAATCAAGTGCGTTCTGATCAAGGCGGCACAGTCTCTGGCCGCATTTCGATGAACAACCCGAACATGCAACAAATCCCGGCGCGTGACCCTGAAATAGGTCCCCTTATCAGAAAGCTGTTTTTACCCGAAGAAGGGGAGAAGTGGGCTGCAATAGATTTCTCGCAGCAGGAACCACGGATCTTGACTCATTACGCCAAGGTTTTTGGTGATTACCGAAATCTCAATATGCCCGGTGTCGAGGAGTTTGTGCGGGCCTATAACGAAAACCCTGACATGGACTTCCATACGATGGTTGCTGAGATGGCGGATATCCCTCGTAAACAGGCAAAGGTAATTAACTTAGCCATGATGTACGGCATGGGGGCACAGAAACTTGCAGGACAACTAGACATCCCTCTAGAGGACGCTAAGGCCCTTGTTAAGAAGTACCACAAGCGCGTACCGTTTGTTAAAGGACTTACCCAGGGCATACAGCGTCACTTAGAAGATCCGCGCTCACCGGGCTCTGTGCGAAGCATAAAGGGGCGTAAGTGCCGGTTTGATTTATGGGAGCCGGACAGTTTTGAAATGAACAAAGCGTTGCCTTACGAAGAAGCAGCCGCGGCCTACGGACCAACGACAAGACTTAAGCGTGCTTACACCTATAAGGCGCTGAACCGGTTAATTCAGGCAAGCGCCGCGGACATGACAAAGCAGGCCATGGTTGACTGCTACAAGAGCGGTAAGACCCCCATGCTGCAAGTCCATGACGAGCTGGCGTTCAGTGTTACAGATGCGGCAGAGGCTAAAAGTTTATCTAACATTATGACTAAGGCGGTGGAGTTAGTCGTTCCTAGTAAATGTGACATAGAAATGGGCGAAAACTGGGGAGAATATGTTGAAATTGCTGAGTAGTATTATATAATCTCATACAATAAAGTTTAGGAGACTGTCTTGGATACTAACAAATGGAAATCGGTGCTTCTTCCTCGTGAAGTGTACGATCAACTGTACATCGTATCGAAAGTAGAGGGGCGAACCTTAAGCGGACAGCTTCGTTTAATTTTCGATTCCTGGGTTAACGAAAACCTAAGTCAAAAAGATCGTGTTTATTTGCTTGAAGAAATAGAAAAGAAGCGTCTTCAGGAAGGACGACCGCGTCCTGAGTTTACGCTTTGAAAATAACGATTCAGCTAGATGAGCAGGACATTGAGGAGATATTAATTTTTCTTGAGGAATATCCTGAACTTTTGCAAAAACTTAGTGAATCGTATCGTCTTCGTTATTCCAGTCCATCCAAAGTAGATACAGATTAATTGGGTCTAAAGACTTTTCGCAATCTGCGCAAATTGTAAGTTCTACTTTTGGCATCATGTCGGGGTCTCCCTGTATTGTCTCTACATAAGCCTGAAACTTTTTTTCACATTTTGGGCAAATAAATAATTTTGCTTCATCATCAGTCGTTAACTCGTCTGTTTCTGTAAAGCCAATCTCTAAGGGTATCAATGGGGATGTCATATTGTTGGGCTATCCACTTAACAGAGCGCTTTTCAATGTTTCTAGCATAGCGGACGGCTTCTACTATTTCAAAAGGATATTTGGTAGCGTGATGCGCTTTCATTTCTTTCCCTTACCGTTTGTAAAGCACAGATAATATAGGAAAAAAATGTGCGTGACAACTTGATCTAAGTACTTGTAACATATTTAATGTGCATTCATATAAAAGGAACAACTTATGACCGACGCAAAACACCTTTTAAATCAAGCGTTTAGCGAAAAAGAACTAATAGAATGGAAAAATTTGAATACTAAAACCTGGAATAAAGATATAAGAGCTGTTGCAGATTTAATGAAAGAGCACTTTGAAGACCCCGAAGCTCTTCTTACGCATTTAGTAAAACACGTGCAAAATGCCCGAAAGGAAGGTTACCCTAAGGATAATTTTCATTAGTTTGTTGACAAAAAAATATAAACGTTCTAGCTTGTAGGTGTTGTACCTCCCTGAGAAGTGATTATACCCGTGGTTGAGCCATCTCCCGCGGGGTTTTTTTTGACTACAATTTACCTTCCTTTACTAATGCTATTCGGTTAGCTTCTTGCGCAGCGGCTATGTCTTTTTTATTTTGCCCAGTGTACGGAACCGCCAATCTTTCTTTGATAAGGAGTTTCGTAATAGCTCCTTTTCCCGTCTTGAACTCGCCCAGAAATCTTCCAAACTTTCCTTTCTCTTTTGTTGTGAGAGCATATGTTCTTCCCACGACGAGAGCTTTTTGAACGTATTCTTTTGCGAGGAGTCCATGAGCTTTCTCCTTCTTATTTCTTGTGCGACATTCGGGAGTATCGCAACCGTGAAGACGAATACGCTCATTACGACGCCAAGTATCAAACCCAAGATCAATGTCCACATCGACTGTATCCCCATCCACGATTTTTATAATGGTTGCTTTGTATTCGTACATTAATAAACCCTCCAGAGCATATAGCCCCCATTTCGCTGCTTACGCGTCGTGGCAAGCATGTTGTTGCGGCTGAACAGCATTTGTGCCGCCTTGGCGTCGTTTAAGGTTTCTACAATGACAGATTGTCCTTTTTTCATCTTGAGCAATGGCGCGTATTTAGATTCTGCGCCTGGTTTGCGTTCTGGGACGGGTATATTGTCAAAAAATTTAAATTCCATGTTTTTTTCCTGTCAAAAATTGTTTAAGCTTTACTGTAGTTTTTCTCCTTTATTCACATTAACACAACATAGAATCGCATACAATGGGCTACCCGCAAAAAATATCTTACCCCGACAAACAACAAAAAAAAATGCGAAGTAAAGAAATTGAAGGGCACGTGCAGGAATTTTTAAACAAAGGCGGAGTTATTAAAAAACTCCTACCCGAAGAATCGGCACTACTCGAGAAAAAGCACCCAAAGTCAAAAAAATTATTTAAAGAACAAATGGCTTCCAACCTTCCGGGTCAACTCCATCTCTGAGGACCAATCAGGAAAAACCGCGTCCGTGTGGTAATGCGTGGCCCCACCCACTACGTCAAGAGTAGTCGAAAGACCCGCAACACGAACCGCTTTCACCCAGGCGCGATCTTCAAATACCCTTTCAGGCTTACCGTCACAGTAAAATGAAAATTGGCACTTGTGGCGCACAGGTAAACCCGAAGACCACGGGCCCTGCTTCACGACCAAGCAGGCATCACTCGGGTACCGCGGATCACGGACACGGTTTAATACCACGTTGCCCACGGCCCACTGGCCGATAGAACTTTCTCCACGCGCCTCGAAGTAGATTGCGAGGGCTATACACATAAGTTGTTCCATGGAATCGTAGGCTACTATAAAACCGGTTTATATATATAGGAAATAAAATAGAAAATAAAAAAAAGTATAAAAATAGCCGTAACCGGTGTAACCGTGTAACCGAAGGCCTGGAAGCCCCGCCAAACGTGGGTTTGAGCGGTTACGGTAAGGTTACGGTGGTTACACAAGGTAGCTTAGGGTCAATATCCGTTATATACGAATTATTTTGTTTTTTTTTTTTTTAATTT